ATGGGCACTATCACCGTTCGCAAGCGCAGAGATGGATCGACGGGTTACACCGCGCAGATCCGCATCATGCAAAAGGGTGTGACAGTTTATCAGGAAAGCCAGACGTTCGACCGCAAGGCGACCGCGCAGGCCTGGATCAAACGTGTCGAAACTGAGATGTCAGTTCCTGGAGCAATCGAGAAGGCCAATCGATCAGGTGTGACGGTCAAGGAGATGATCGACCGCTACCTTTTGGAGTACGAAAAGCTGAGGCCGCTAGGGAAGACCAAGCGCGCCACACTCAAGGCTATCGGTGAAACCTGGTTAGGCAAGCTTGAGGATAGAGAGATCACCAGCCAGAAGCTGGTGGAGTACGCTGATAGACGAATGACGGACGATGGCATACAGGCGCAGACCGTGGGCAATGACTTGGCTCACTTGGGTGCCGTGCTTTCTGTGGCGCGGCCAGCGTGGGGCTATGACATCGATCCAATGGCCATGCCCGATGCGCGCAAGGTATTGCGCAAGATGGGCGCTGTGACACGCAGCAAGGAAAGGAACCGTCGCCCAACACTTGAAGAACTGGAAAAGCTGTTTCAATACTTCGGTGAGATGCGAGACCGGCGCAAGCAGGAAATAGACATGGTACGGGTGACGGCCTTTGCGCTGTTCTCTACGCGTCGACAGGAAGAAATCACGCGCATCAAATGGAATGCCTTAGATGAACAGCGCCAGATGGTTCTGATCACTGATATGAAGAATCCGGGTCAGAAGTACGGCAATGACGTTTGGTGCCATGTCCCTGATGAAGCGTGGCGGATCATGATGTCTATGCCAAAGGTTGCAGAGGATGTTTTCCCGTACAACTCTCGCTCTATCTCGGCATCCTTTACCCGTGCCTGCCACTTTCTTGAGATCGATGACCTGCACTTTCATGACCTTCGCCACGATGGTGTCAGCCGCCTATTTGAAATGGGCTGGGATATCCCGAAAGTTGCCTCTGTGTCTGGCCACCGGGACTGGAATTCAATGCGCAGATATACGCACTTGAAAGGGAATGGCGATCCTTACGAAAACTGGCCTTGGCTGGAGACGATAGTAACGGGCCCCATCATTGAGGCCCGGAAGCGAATCAAGAAGCGCGGCGTAGACTAGAGTTGCGCATCAGCTTGTCATGCTCCGTACGAGCACGTGCATGCTGGGTATCCAGATAGGCAGCCAGGTCGGCAAGGTGAACCCCGCGTGCTGACTTTTGGCTGCGTTCGATGGCTACAAGTGGCAGGTCAATCTGGCCTGCTGCGACTTTCATCTTCATCTTTTCGGGTGTCAGATGGCTAAAGTAGTCAGCGCACACTCGCTCAAGAGGAATGATTGCCTGGCCGCCATACTGCGCAAGTAGCAGAAATTGAGTATTCATAGTTCCACCGCCTGAACGTCGGCTGCTGATAGAGATTCAATTGATATTGTTTGGTGCCCATACCCCACCACAAGCTGCGCGAGCGGGCGGTTTTGAGCGTTTAGCGTTGCATCAACACGCGCTGCCCGGCGCAGCTTTACGTGGGGTATAAGCACTCCCGCAGTGGCGCGAAGGGCTTTAATAACGCCTGTTGCTGCGCAACAGAGGCTGTTTTTTACAGGCGTGTCGCTCCCGCTTTCGATGCAGAGCAAAGCGGGCGCGGTTGGGGTGTTTGTCTGTGAGGGCTTCATCCCGCTTTCCTCCGGGTGCTGGCACCGTGTTGATGCTTGCGGCCATCGGCCAGGCCGGTTTTGTAGCCGGTCCAGTACAAAAAGGCCGCGTTGAAGGCCAGAAAGATCAGCGCGTAGATCTGTGTCGAAGTCATGTGGTGTGCTCCTGGTGCTTGGCTAGTGGTGGCAGCGTTGGATCAGTTGTTCGGTTCCGCCGCATCGGGGTGCGCTTTGCCCATCTCTTCGTCCGCCTTGTAGGCGCGGATGTCGATCAGGGCGGCGACGTGTTTGATGTGGGCAAACTTGGTGGCCTTGCGGCTGCTGTCGAGTGTGGTGATCGGCAGTTGAATCCGGCCGCTGATGATTTCTGCGATGAACGACTGTTCGTTCAGGTAGCGAAAGTACTGTTCGCGCAGCTTGTCGAGGGGGATTAGCACGTCACCGAAGTTGCGATATAGCAGCTCCACGGTGGCCGCGTCCGGTGCTGGCACTAGCCGCAGCGGGCTTTGATTGGCATTACTCATGGGTGGGCGCGCTCGTTTTGGGTGGGCGACGGGTTGGGTGGTTCCAGGCGTTCAGGCAGTGGCGCTTGGTCAGTTCGCGCAAATGCTCCGGCACTTCAAGGAGCGCAGCGTTGCGCTCCTCGCGTGTCGGCATGGCCACGATCTGCCGCGCGTATTCCCTAGGCCACGTCACGGTGGTCAGCCGCAATCGATGGCAGAGCCAGGCCCAGCTGTTCGGCCAGCCATGCGATGCCGGGCTGACGTACCCGGGTCGACTGGCTGTACTGCATGCCGAGTTCAGCGTGGAACCAATTGCTGTCCTTGACCCGTAAAAACTCGCGATCCCGAACCGGGAAGGCGGGCAAGTTACGGTCATTGAGCAAGCCTTTATCGCGCATCAACTTGATCAGCTTTGGCCGCGTTGTACCCAGGTGCGCGGCCGCTTTGGCGAGGGTGCGTTCCATACCACCTCCTAAGCGGCGAGCGCGGCAGGAACCACCGACGCTGCCAAGTGGGTGAGGGACTGCATCAGCCGATCAACGCAGTGTTGCTCGTCGCCATAGGCCGTAAAACACTGGGTGCGCGGGCACGTGTCGCCGGCGACGATAATCGCCGTGATGCCCTTACGGCTAAGGGTGCGGTGCACAGCCACTCGAACGTCTTCATCGAAACCGATATCGAGCAGCAACGAGCCGCCGTTGCGCACCAATTGGCGCAATTGCTCGTGTTGCATGCCATCCAGTAACTGGCCGCGCTCGGCAGACTCAGTGCGCTCGCGGCGAGTTGCCGGTGCGGCAGTGTCCATGCAGCCGTTGGCGATGCATTCAATGAAGTCTGCCAGCACTCGGCACGTGTCCTGATCGGTGTCGTACACCGTCAGGCTGTGTTTTTCGGTGCCTGTGATGATGGTAAAGAGCGTACCGGTCGGTGCGCGCTCAACCTGGAGAGCGAAACTCCACGGCTGGTTGATGTTTTTCAAGCGGCAGGCGTGGTTAAACGTGCCGTTCAAATTGACTTGGGCAGCCAGCAGGCGAAGGGTGTTGTCCGGAAGGGAAAGGCGATTCATGCCGCACGCCCTCCGTTGTTCGGATCGAACGGGGCAGGGCGGTTGCTGTGCGGAACTAGATGGGGTTTGTGGTTGTGGAGGACGACCAAGCAGCCGGTGGTGGTTTGCAGCTGCTCGATCAATCGACGGTTACTGGCGCACGTTGGGTGGACGTGCAGGGTTGCTGTGGTGTGCATGGTGTTGCCTCGCTCTGTGGTGGGAGAGTGTGGCAAATAATAACCCTAAAGGTTAACTCTGCAAGAAAAATATTCTAAATGGTGAAAATTTGCTGCTGCAGGGTGATTAGCCTTCTTGTACGCATGGTGGCATAGTGATGCTAAAAAGGATCTTAACTATATGTCGCTATTTACCACCGAGTTAAATGAGCTTGTTAGTAATATTGAAGGGATGTCTTTTGTAGTTGAAAATATAAATAAAGTCTTTGCAACGACGCCTTTATTTACTCAGATGTTGTCAGCCGAAGTGGTTGGAAAGAAAAAAATTGATTTGGAAAAGCGAGAAAGAATCTTTCAGAGCTCAAGTCCTGTATTTGTTCGGCGCATAGAGTTTTTCGGTGAAGGATTCAGAAACATTGAGCTTTGCTTTTATACGTCCGAAGGAGTACCAAAAAATATATCTGTAGAATCAAACGCGAAAAGCGGTTGGGTAGTTATTAATGATTTTTGCTTAAAGTTTTCTATTCGATCAAAAGGAATGCTGTCGCGGCCCAAGATTTCAACTGTTAATATTTATGGTTTTGAATTTACTAGGATTCAAAAAATGCGTTCGGCGCTATCGGAATTTGCATCCGCTAGTTATAATTTATCTGGATTTGTAAAGGAGTCTAAAGATATTGTTGCTGCTTTGGAGACTAAGCACGAAGTTTTGACTGAGGAAGTCGAGGAGTACTCTGAAAGTTTAGCAAGCCTGACAATAGAGTCCGGAAATTTGGAAGTTGCTATAAGACAAGAAAGAAAGGTGTTAGAGGGGATTGAAGGGGATGTTGAATCTGCAAAGATAAATTTATCCAGTCTCACCGCAGAAGTGCAAGCTAAGGAAAACAATCTTCAACAATTGACGAGAGAAACTAAAACTCTAAATGATGGGGTTTCTGATCTTAAGCAAGAGCTTTCTAGTTTGGTAAATGATAGGAGTTTAATTTCTGATGAGTTTTCGGATTACATAAAAGAAGGTAGAGGGCAGGCTCAGGTTTATTTGAGGCTTATGGTGGTTCCCGCCTTTGTAATTGGTATGGGTGTGTCTGTGATATATAACGGGGCAAATAATTTTTTATCGACCCATTATGAATCTACTGGTGATGTTATGGCAGCATTTCTGTTGCGTATTCCTTTCGCCGCGGTTGTTGGAGGTGCGATATATTACTCTTGGAAGATAGCACACGCTTTTATGGTAAAGATTTTTTCCATACAGGAGGAGCGTCTTACTCTAGCAAAGTTACTCATATTGGCCAAAAACACTGTGTTCTCTACTGCGGAAGATCTAGGTATAGATTCTGTTGAAAAGTTTCATATGAGAACTAGATTGAAAATTGAAATGCTAAAGTCGCATTTGGCGAGCAATATAGGTGTGAGATTAAACATGCCAGAGTTGGAGCAATCTAATAAGAGTAATTCTGCACCTACACCTACACCTACACCTACACCTACACCTGCAGATGAGGTTTTTGATAGGTGACAAATATCCTATAAGTCAGAAATCTTCCACCTAGCCCGACCACAAATGCTCCACTCTTCAGTCATTCGAATAATGCGCTCTGGCCAATCAGGGTTGAGCGCGTATAGATACATCTCATTCCCTTCTTGCTTTAGTTGTTTCAACGTCGTGGCTTCGTCGCGGGAGCGTTTAGCAGCCACAAAATGACCTGAAAAAGCTTCCAGAGCAGGATCGATCACTACCTTGTCACCCTCCATGAACTTGGGTTCCATGCTGATGCCTTCGACGCGAAGAATGAAGGCGCGCGGTCCAACCGGCCCTGGCGCTTCTATCCATTCCTCTGCATCGTTGGGATCAAAACTCTCGTCAGATGAGCACCATGATCCGGCTGCTATTGATCCGATCACAGGCAATTTCCTACCGGTGTAGCCCAAGACAGTGCCGTTGTCGAAGTTCGCATAGCCATGTGGTACGTCAAGCGAGCCATTGGGCAGGTTAAGAGCTCGTTCAATTTCTCGCGCAATTTGGTCGCCTATCCCTTTAGTTGGGTTCCTTCCGCCAAACGCGCTCACTTGCGCAGGCGCTTTGCCAAGCAGCTCGGCAATGTCGATCAGGCGTAGGTTTTTTTCGGCCAGGATCTGGCGGAAATTGTGCAGGCGGGTATCTGAAATTCTCATGCGGCGATTGTGCCCAGATTAACCTATGGGGTGAATGTCCTCTTGGGTATTGCAATAGTTAACCTTTGTGGTTAAATTGCGTTTCCCGGAGGTACACCACATGAAATTGCGTGACTACATTGACAGCCTGGATTCTGAAGCACTGCTGGCTTACGCCGACCGCTGCAAGATTGCGGTGAATTACCTGCGCTTGCATGTGAAGTACGCAAGCAAAGACCCAAGCGTCTCGCTAATCAAGTCTTTGGCTCGTGAAAGTGAGCGCTGTGTATCGCTCGCAGAAGTGCTTGATCACTTCGGCGTGACGGAAAGCAAAGCGGCATAGAAAGAAAAAAGGCGACCCATAAGGCCGCCCAGTTCCTCCCAACACACACCACCACAGTGCTGTCGGGTCGCGGTAAAGGTAGGCGGGCACACCACATGCTAAACCACCTCCCTTTAACCGCGCTTTCCAAGGCTCGGAAGCCTTGGGTTGCTGCCTTCTCCACCACAGATCTGGCAGCTGTTGCGCCAGAGGTGAGCGACGGATCGCTCGCCTCGGCACGGTGCCGGTTTTGGTCTAGTGGACCGAGCCGGCTTTTGGGCCCTTTCAAGCCACGCGGCAAATGTACCACCACTGCACGCCGCGCGGCACTGGCAACATTCAAGGATTAATGCCATGAGCCGTATTGCTCTGAGTTGCATCCAGCGGGCGCGTCGGGAAATCCTGCCGCTCGATTTGGCGCTGTACCACGCTGCACGCGATTACCCCGGCGGCGCTGCTGCCATTGCCGCCACCACCGGCCGTAACCCCACCACGCTGCAACATAAATTGTCCCCGACCCACCCAAGCCACACGGTGAACGTTCAAGAGTTCGCGGAGATCCTGGAGCTGACCAAAGACCGCCGCATCCTGGATGCGGTGCACGCATTGGTGGGCGACACGATCTGGCAGGAGCTGGCCGAGGCGTATACCGATGACATGCCCGAGACGCTGACCACCGGCCTTGCGGTGTACTTCCGTCAGGTTGCGGATCTGGCCGACACCTGGGCCAAAAGCATTGGCGACGGTGTGGTCAATGACAGCGAACTGGCCGAGATCCGCCTGCAAGTGTTTCGCGGTATCCAAGGGCTGCTGGGTCTGTTCAACCGCGCCTGCTACGTCAACTCGACCACGCGAGGTGGCGACCGTGGCTGACATCGCTGATTTTGCCAACGACCTGGTGCAGGAACGTATCGATCAAGCACTGGCAGCGCGTAAGGCGTTGCCGGTGTTTGAGTCTTTCGAGTTCTGCGTGGATTGCGACTCGGCCATTCCCTTGGCGCGCCGCTTGGCCGTCACCAGTTGCACACGCTGTGCAGCCTGCCAACAACTGAATGAACAAGTAGGTACTCGTTATGCTCGATGACGTTCTCGGTCAATTCGCTGACCACGGCCTTGAGCCTGCGCAACCGCTGACTTTCGGCAAGCTCACCCGCTGCAAGACCACGCAAGACAAGGGCAAGGAGAAAAACGGCTGGTACGTGATCCATGAGCACCGCACTGAGAAAAACGAAATTCTGATTTTCGGCAGCTTCGGTGATTGGCGCACGGGCGACAGCAACAAGATCAAAGTAAAACCGGGGCGCATGAGTCAGGAGGAGCGCGACGTGATGCGTGCTCGTCAGGAAGACGCCAAGCGCCGTGCCGCTGAGGTGGCCGCCAATGCCGCTCGCCGGGCTGCCAATCGCGCGGCGGGCTTGTTCAAACGTATGCCGGAAAAGGGCCGTAGCGCCTATCTGGAACGCAAGCAAATCATCGGCATACGCGTGCGTTATGCCCCGCGCACCGGGGCATTGCTGATCCCCATGACCACCGCACGCGACCAGATCGTCGGCCTGCAAGTCATCTACCCGGAAAAACAGGCAGACACCGGGCGCGACAAATCCTACTGGCCGCATGGCATGTCCAAAGAAGGCGCTTATCACCTGATCGGCCCACACCCTGAACCGGGCGAGCCGGTGTTGGTGTGTGAGGGCTACGCCACCGGCGCAAGCCTGCACATGGCCACCTCGTTTGCGGTGGCCATTGCGTTTGATGCAGGCAATCTCAGCGCTGTAGCCAAGGCCATGCGTGAGCGTTTCCCCGGCCGCGCGTTGATTGTCTGCCGCGACGATGACTGGAAAACCAAGCGCCCGAATGGCGAGCCCTGGAACCCTGGTGAAGAGAAGGGCAGCAACGCAGCGTTGATCGTCGGTGGCCAAGTGGTCGGCCCTATTTTCTCGGGTGAGCGCGAGATCAAGTGGACGGACTTTAACGACCTGCACTGTGCCGAAGGGCTGGACGCAGTGCGTCGTCAGGTGATGGCGGTGGTCAAACCGCCGGCAGCGGGTGGCTGGAAAGACCAACTGGCACGCACTGAAAACGGCTCATTGATCGCGCACATGCAAAACGTCGAGCTGATCCTGGGGAACGATGAGCGCTGGGCCGGGGTGATCGCCTTCAGTGCATTCAGCTCCAAGATCGTCAAGTTGCGCACGCCACCTTATGGCGGTGGCACCGGCGATTGGGGCGACATTGACGACATCCGCGTCATGAAGTGGCTGGCCCAGCAATACAACCTGCGGGTGAAGGCATCGAGCGTGATCGAGGCCGTCAGCGTGGTGGCCCATGACCACTCGTTTCACCCGGTGCGCAACTACCTCAATAAACTGGAATGGGACCGCGTGCCGCGCCTCGACACGTGGCTGAACACCGTTATGGGCGTGGCCCAAAGTGGTTACAGCGCCAAGGTCGGCAAGCGCTGGATGATCTCGGCCGTGGCGCGGGTGATGCGCCCCGGCTGTAAAGCGGACTCGGTGATGATCCTTGAAGGCGGGCAGGGCGAAGGTAAGTCGACGGCCATGAGTATCCTCGGCGGTGACTGGTTTATGGACACGCCGTTTGCCTTGGGCGACAAGGACGGTTTTCAGGCGATCCGGGGCAAGTGGATCATTGAGCTGGGCGAGCTGGACAGCTTCAACAAGGCCGAAAGCACCAAGGCCAAACAGTTCTTTTCGGCGTCCACCGACACCTACCGCGAGAGCTACGGCCGCAGAACCAATGACGTGCCACGCCAGTGTGTGTTCGTGGGCACCACCAACCAGGACGAATACCTCAAGGACGCCACGGGCAACCGGCGTTATTGGCCCGTAGCGTGCACCAAGGTCGATCTGGATCTGCTGCGCGACATGCGCGACCAACTCTGGGCCGAGGCGATGTTCTGTTACGAAGCAGGCGAGATCTGGTGGGTCAACCGCGACGAAACCGCGATGTTCTCCGAAGCCCAAGATGAGCGCTTTGTGGTGGATGAATGGGAAGGTCCGATCCTGAACTGGCTGGAAGAATCGCAGATCGGTGAAACCACCAGCGGCAGCGAGGTGTTGGCCAGCGCGCTCAAACTCGACTTCGGCCATTGGGGCAAGCCTGAACAAATGCGCGTGGGCGCGATCATGCACCGGCTCGGATGGCGACGTGTGCGCCTGCCAGCATTGGCTAAAAGCGGGCAGCGTCCTTGGGCTTACAAGAAGCCCCAAGGTTGGGGCGGCGCCTCGGCCTTGCAGGTGCAGAAAGTCGAGGAGCCTTGCTTTGATTAAGCGCATCGACACTTTGCTCAAGCTGTGGGCAGAAGACCTGCACAACGAATCACCCGAGGGCACGGGCAGCGGCAACATGATTGCCATGCTGATGGAAACCAAGGGCGAGCTGATACGTGGCACGCGTGGCAGTCGGGTGTTGCTCGACGAGTCGGCGGACATCGAGCTGATCGTCAACAAACACCTACCGCCGCAGTTGTCGGTGTTGGTGCGCGAGCACTACTGCAACCACGACAGCTTCTTGTCGCAGAAGTACACCCATTGCGGATGCAGTCGTGAGACGTACTACCAGCGGCTGCACCAGGCCCATGAGTGCATCGCCAGCCTGTTGCTCGGGAAGCGTGCGGCGTGATGATTGCATCGAACACCTTTATGGCCCGCCTTGTCCCGCTGCTTTGTGTTGCAGTGGGTCAGGCGCAGGCCGCGCTGTTGTTGGGCTGTCCCACCGTCCCGCTTAAAAGTGCCTCCCGCCCATGTGAGCGCAGCGGGCAGACATACGCGCGCTTCACGCGCACGCGTGTTTTTATAAATCTCTCTTTATACGAGGAAAAGGTAAAAGAAGTAGGACAGTGGGGCACAGCCTTTGATTTAGGCGCTCTCCCTTGTCCCACCTCGAATGTGAACAGTGGGGCAGGGCAGACAGGCCCCAAAAGCGTTAGCCGGGGTGATGTATTCGCCGACATTTGCGGGGCATTCACCCGCCTAACCCACTTATTCACCGGTGGCATTAAAACCCGCTTGCTGCCACCGGAATCCACCTGTAAAAAGTAGCCATCTTCGATAGGTGCGACCGCAGAGAGCGGCAGGCACCCACCACTAAACCCGGCCCTTGTGCCGGGTTTTTGCGTTTATGGGGCAGGCGATGACAACAGAGCAACAAGCGTTAGCTGATATGCCGATCTGGTTACTGATCGTCCTGTCCATGATCGGTGGCGTGTCCGGCGAGATGTGGCGGGCGGACAAGGACGGGGCGCGAGGCTGGTCACTGGTGCGGCGCTTGGTGTTGCGCTCCGGTGCCTGCGTCGTGTGCGGCTTGTCCACCATGATGCTGTTGCACGTCAACGGCGTTTCGCTCTGGGCGTCTTCGGCACTGGGCTGCCTCACGGCCATGGCCGGCGCGGATGTCGCCATCGGCCTATATGAACGTTGGGTTGCCAAGCGCCTTGGCGTTTGCGACGTGCCGCCATCGGATCGCTCGTAATTATCCCCGGATGTTCAAAACCTGCCGGGGACCCTGGGGAATATCCACGGGTACGGGGCAGGAAACCCGCGGGAAATCGTTAGCCGCTGGGCTGGCAGCTTATTGAAATTCAATCCATTGAAATTGAAAGGCTTGCATTGAAAAGCCGTTGAAAAGGAGGGCTTGTGACAGACCCCATCTTTCTGTCGAAGAGCGCCTTTGCGGCTCACATCGGCAAGGCGCCGAGTTACATCACCTGGCTTCGAAAGAACAACCGGCTGGTTCTGTCAGCGGACGAAAAGCTGGTTAACGTCGACGCCACCATCGCGCTGATTCGCGAGACGGCCGACCCCAGCAAGGCCGCTGTCGCGGCCCGGCATCAAGCGGATCGGGTGCAGCGCGACGTCACCAGCCAGTTGTCCCCGCTGGTCGAAGCCACGCCGAGCATGGCTGCGCCGCAGCCCGCTAGCGGCCCGGCCGGTAAGCAACCCGACTTCCAAAAGGCCCGAGCCCACCGCGAGTACTACTTGGCGCAGTTGGCCGAGGCGGAATTCCACAAAGTGCAAGGTTCGCAGGTTGAGCTGGAGGCGGTAAAAACCGGCGCCTTCAACGCGGGCCGTTTGCTGCGCGATCAACTGCTGGGCATGCCGCCACAACTGGCCCCCGAGTTAGCCGCCATGACCGACCCGTGGGAAATCGAACGCCGCCTCACCGCTGCGATCCGCGCTTCGCTGGAAGACGCCGAGCGCATGTCCTCGGCTGACCTGGTTCACGCCCTCAACCACAAGAGTTAACCCATGCACACGGAAATCCCGAACGGTGCAGAGGTGTACCGCGAGGCGTATTTCCGTGGGCTACGGCCTGACCCGTCGCTGTGGGTCGACCAGTGGGCCGACGAGTACATGCGTATCCCGCGTGACACCGGCGCCGCCGAGCCCGGCCAGTACCGCACTTCGCGCACGCCTTATGCACGCGAACCCATGCGCTGCCTGTCACCGGCTCACCCTTGTAAGCGCGTGGTCACGATGGTGGCCTCGCAGTTGATGAAAACCCAGATCGCACTGAACTGGATTGGCGGCCTGATCCACATGGTGCCGTCCAACATCCTGACCCTGCTGCCCAGCCTCAGCTTGGCCAAGCGGGTGTCGTCGCGGATCGGCAAGACTATTAAGGCCACGCCGGTACTGCGTGAGCGCGTGGCCGCGACCCGTTCGCGTGATGCGCGCAACACGATGGACACCAAAGAGTTTGAAGGCGGCTCGCTGTACGTGACCACAGCCGGTTCTGCGGCCAACTTGGCCGAGCTGTCGGCACGCTACATCTACGGCGATGAGATCGATCGCTGGGACGCGGACGTGGGCGAAGAGGGCGACCCTATCGAACTGGCTGAAACCCGGGGCAGTACCTTCGGCCGAAACGCCAAGTTCTACTTCTCCAGCTCGCCCACGATCAAGGGTGCATCGCGTATTGCTGATCTGTTTGAAACCAGCGACCAGCGTTACTACTACGTGCCATGCCCGCACTGCGGCCACATGCAGGTACTGGAATGGGAAAACCTGTATTACTCGGCCGATTACCGCGTGGTCCATTACCAATGCGCCGGGCCGGACTGCGATGTACTGATCGAAGAACACCACAAGGGCCAGATGCTGGCTCATGGCGAATGGCGCTCCCACGCGCAGGGCGACGGCGAAACCATCGGCTTTCACCTCAACGCCCTGTATTCCCCGCTGGGCTGGATGGACTGGCCGTCGCTGGCCAAGCAGTTTGAAAAGGCCAAGAAGGCGCAGAACCGGGGTGACCTGGAGCCTATGCAGGTGTTCTATAACACCCGTCTGGCCAAGGTCTGGGACAGCGCCCAGGAACAAACCAAAGCCACGGTATTGAGAGACCGCGCACGCCTTGAACCGTACGGCCTTGGCGCCATGGTGCACCGCGTGCTGATGCTCACTGCCTCGGTCGACGTGCAGGCCAACCGCCTGGAACTGATGGTGATGGGCTGGGGCGTCGGCATGGAGCGCTGGGTGATCGACTTCCAGATCATCTGGGGCGACCCGGCAGACGACCGCACCTGGGCCGTGCTCGATGACAAACTCAAGGTGCGTTACCCGCACCCGTGTGGCGTCGGCTTGGGCATTCTCGCCACCGCCGTCGACTCCGGCGGCCATCATACCGACGAGGTCTACCAGTTTTGCCGCGTGCGCCGGTGGCGCAACATCTTCGCTATCAAGGGCGCGAGCAAGCCGGGGAAACCGGTGATCGCGCAACGCCCGTCGATGGTCGACGTGACCTGGAAAGGCCAGACCGAACGCAACGGCGCCGAGCTGTGGTTTGTCGGCACCGACACCGCCAAGGACTGGATCTACAACCGCTACCCGTTTGAAGACGGGCCGGGTGCCTTGCACTTTGCCAACGACTTGCCGGACGAGTTCTTCGACCAGTGCGTGGCCGAGCGCAAGGTGACGCGCTACGTGCGCGGACACAAGCGCGTCGAGTGGGTGAAGGGCAAAGCCGAGCGCAACGAAGCCCTTGACCTGATGGTGTACAACCTGGCGATGGCGCATTACCTGGGCCTGAACCGCTACAAGGAACACGACTGGGAACGCATCCGCCAAGCCCTGGCACAGGCCGGTTTATTTGATGAAAAACCGGTACACGCTGAACGCTTTGCCGCGCCGGTCGCAGCTCCGTCGTCGCCCGTGGAGCAAGCGGGCGAAGCAGCTCTAACCCCAGCCACTCCGGCCGTTCCACCGCAGCCGGTCGCAAGACCCCCTCAACGTCGCAGCTCCAGCAGCGGCTACCTCAAGAGACGCTGATTATGTCCTTTACCCAAAAGCACCTCGACGCCGTTGAGTCGGCCATCGCGCGTGGCGAGAAAACTGTGCGCTACGCCGACCGCACCGTGGAATACCGCACGGTCGATGAGCTGCTCAAGGCGCGCGACCAAATCCGCAGTTCGCTGGTCGCCGCCACGGGGCCGCGTTCGCGGGTGATCCGGCTGTATCACGCAGGCAAGGGGCTTTAAATGGCGCGCCAGTATCCAACCCTGACCCGCAACGGGTTTCTGTTGCCCGAGCGGATCAAAGCCAGTTACGAGGGGGCCGGTGAAGGCAGGCGCTCGGCCAGTTGGGAGGCGCCGGACATCGGCATCAACAGCCTCAACACCCCGGCCTTGCGCAACCTGCGCGCCCGTTCGCGCTCGGCGGTGCGCAATGATCCCTACGCCTTCAACGTCATCGACAAACGCGTCAGCAACCTGATCGGCACCGGCATCACCCCGCGTCCCAAAACCGAAGACGATGCCTTACGCAAGTTGCAGCAAGACCTGTGGGATGACTGGGTCGACGAGTCCGACGCCGATGGCCTGACCGACTTCTATGGCCAGCAGGCGCTGATCGCCCGCACCGTGGAAACGGCCGGTGAATGCTTTGTGCGCTTGCGGCCTCGCGGTCTGGACGAAGATCTGGCCGTGCCATTGCAGCTCCAGGTACTCGCCCCGAAATTTGTGCCACACGACAAATTCGAACCGTGCAAAAACGGCAACAGCATACGCGCCGGGATCGAGTTCAACCCGGCGCACAAGCGCGTGGCCTATCACATGTACCGCGTGCACCCGCGTGACGCTTCGTCGCTGAACGCCGGTTACAACCAACTGGTGCGTGTGCCAGCGGAACAAGTGCTGCACATCTTCGAACCGGTCGAGCCGGGCCAGTTGCGCGGCGTGCCGCGTTTGGCGCCGGTGCTCAAACGTCTGCGCAGCCTCGACAACTACGACGACGCGGTGCTGTTTCGCCAAGAGGTGGCCAACCTGTTCGCAGGCTTCATCTCGCGGCCACCGCCCGAAGCCACGCAACAACCGCGCGACCCGGTCACCGGCTTGCCGCTTACCGAAGACCGCGACGGCTTTACCCCGATGGTCGCGCTGGAACCGGGCACCATGCAGGAACTGGGGCCGGGCGAAGAGGTGGAGTTCTCCAAGCCGCCGGATGCCGGCAACAACTACCCGGACTTTATGCGCCAACAACTGATGGCCGCTGCGGCCGGGACCGGCACGCCGTACGAAATCCTCACCGGCGACATGCGCGAGGTTAACGACCGGGCGTTACGGGTGGTGCTCAACGAGTTCCGGCGCCGTCTGGAGCAACTGCAATTTGGCGTGTATGTACACCAACTGTGCCGCCCGGTGCGCGCGGCGTGGCTGGACATGGCCGTGCTCGCCGGGCGCCTGACACTGGTCGACTACGCGCAACGGCGCCGTGAATACCTGCGCACCCGTTGGGTGCCGCAAGGCTGGGCCTACATCCAGCCGGTGCAGGACATTCAGGCACGCATGATGGAAGTCAACGCGGGCTTCAACTCCCGCAGCGAAATGGTCCTGCGTCAGGGCTACGACGCCGAAACCGTCGACGAAGAAAACGCCGCTGACCAAAAACGTGCCCGCGAGTTGGGCCTCAATTACAAAACGCTCGTCGAGCTGCCCACCGAACCGGCCGACAAGGAGACGCCATGAACAGGCTACGCATTTTCAACAAGGCGGGTGACCTGCCGTTGCCGCAGGACAAACACTGGTACAGCCTCAAGGCCAGCGGCGAGGCCGAAGCCCGCAGTATTGAGGTGTACGTCTATGGCGAGATCGGCACCTGGGGCATCACCGCCAACCAGTTTGTGCGCGATCTGGCAGCGATGGACGACGGCGTGTCGCCGATTGTGGTGGCGTTCAACAGCATCGGCGGCGACCTGTTCGACGGGTTGGCCATTCACAACGCCCTGTCGCGGTTAGGCGAGCGCTGCACCGGGCGGGTTGATGCGCTGGCAGCCAGCGCGGCCAGTGTCGCGGTGTGCGGGGCGCACAAGGTGGTGATCGCAAGCAACGCGATGCTGATGATCCACAACCCGTGGACCTACGCGGCTGGCGATGCCGAGGATCTGCGCAAGGTCGCCACCGCACTGGATCAGGCGCTGGAAGTCATCATCGCCGCCTACAAGGCCAAGTCGCCCAACATCGATGAAGTGGAGCTGCGGCGACTGGTCAACGCGGAAACCTGGCTCACCGCGAGTGAAGCGGTGGCCTTGGGGCTAGCCGACGAAGTGGGCGAGGGCGTCACCGTCAAAGCTTGTCTGGGCCAGGGCGGCGCATTGCAGCGTTATCAGCATGCGCCGCAAGCCTTGCTGGCTCAGTTGGAGGAACCGCCAGAACAGCCGCCAGAACCAGAGCCTGAACCTAAACCAGAACCGGAAAAACCGCTTCTTGTTGACTCGGCCGCATTGGCCTTGTTGATCACCCAGAGCTGCAACACCGCCGGGATCAGCAACCTGATCGAACCCATCATCAACATCACCAAGCTGGTCGACGAAGCCACGGTTAACGCCGCAATCAGCAACGCGAAGGCCGTGCGCGACCTGTGCGTGGCGGCGCGGCTGCCGGAGTTCACCCAGCAGTTCGTGGCGTCCGGGCTGACCGCCGAAGCGGTGCGCGGTCGCCTGTTCGACAAATTGGTCAGTGGCGGCGGGTTTGAGATCGACAACAGCCTGCCGATCAACGACGACCCGGCGCCCAAAACCCAGGCCAAACAACCTGACACCAACGCGATCTACGCGGCCCGTCGCGCCGCCCAGACAGGGGTAAAAGCATGACCATCAAACATGAGCCGATGCACGCGGGCGAATTCTTGCTCTCCGAAGGCGCGGGCAACATCTCCCGCGAAGCCATCAACGTGGCCGCTGGCCCGGCCCTGAACCCCGGCCAGGTACTGGGGCTGGTGACCGCGTCGGGTGAATTCGCGCCGTACGTGCCGACTGCCGAAGACGGCAGCCAGACCGCTGTCGCCATACTGTATGGCCCGCTGGGCGAGTCCGACATCGTGCGTCGTGGCCGTGCGGTGGTGCGCCTAGCCGAAGTCAGCGAAGCGCACCTGACCGGCCTCGATCCTGAGGGCGAAAAGTCGCTGGCTGAACACTTTGTGATCGTGCGCTAAGCCGACCATCTCTTTACTGCACCCCGCCATCGAGCGGGGTTTTTACATTCTGGAGAGTCCCCCATGGCCGACATCGCCATCTTTGAAGACGATGCGTTTTCTGTTTCGTCGCTGACCGCCGCCATCAACGAACAACCCTACCAACCCGGCCGCCTGAGCAGCCTTGGCCTGTTTCAGGAAGAGGGCATCACCACCCTGACCGTGCAGATCGAAAAGGACGGCGACACCTTGGCCTTGGTGCCGGCCGGTGAGCGCGGCACCTCGGGCCTGATCGTCGGTGCCAGCAAACGTACGTTGATTCCGTTCAACACCGTGCACCTGCCGGAACGCTTCACCATCAAGGCCGATGAGATTCAGGGCATCCGCGCCTTCGGTACCCGCAGCGAATTGCAGGCCGTGCAGGACGTGGTCAATGCGCGACTGTTGAAAGCGCGTCGTCAGTTGGACGTCACACACGAGTTCCAGCGCGCCGGTGCCTTGAATGGCCAGATCCTCGATGCGGACGGCAAAACCGTGCTGATTGATCTGTACAAAAGATTTGGTGTTGACCGACAACGTATGTCGATGGGCATGACCAAGGCTGGCACCGACTTTCGCGTCAACTGCGGTATAGCTTTGGATCTGCAAGAAGATGCGCTTGGCAGTGTCACCAGCACAGGGGCCCGGGCGTTCTGCGGCAAGAACTTCTGGAACACGTTGATGGGTCTTCAGGAAATCAAGGATACCTATCTTGGTTCTGCACAAGCCGCTGCGTTGCGCGGCGATGCCCGTGAGAGTTTCGAGTATGGCGGCATTGTCTGGGAACGCTATCGCGGCAAGATCGGAAGCGTTGCATTCGTCCACGACGACAAAGCCCTGCTCGTCCCCGAAGGCGTGCCCGATCTGTACATCTCGGCCTTCGCCCCGGCCGACTACATGGAAACGGTCAACACCCAGGGCATCCCGTACTACAGCAAGATCGAGCCGATGCCCTTCAACAAAGGCATGGCCGGTGAGGCGCAGTCCAACCCGCTGCACATCTGCACCCGGCCGCGCGCGCAGATCCTGCTGGAGCTGTAAGCGTGGGCATCCGCGATCTTGTGGCCGAGATCGACAGCGTGATCTTCGACGTGCTGGCCGACACCGGCCACATCGAAGGCCGCGCCGAACCGGTGATGGGCATGTTCTCGGCACCGTGGAAACAGCCGCAGATCGGTCGCCTAAACACGGCCATTCGTGAGCCGCACTTTGTGGTGCGGGTGGCGGACTCCGACGGGCTGAGCAAAGGGTTGAAAGTCACCATCGACCTGCCTGCGCTGGACGGTGGCGGCGATTACGACCTGCTGCAACTGGAACCCAGCGGCGACGGACTGGTGTCGCTGATCTTGAGAAAACGCCCATGAGCATCGGCAGTTTCAGCGAAGTCAAAAAGAACAGCGGCATGCTGCATATCCAAGCCTCGGCTGAGGATCTGAAAGCGTTTGCAGACTTGGCCATCCTGGTGCCCAAGGCTGCCGCCAAAGCTCAGCGACGGGCGATCAACAAAACCCTGGGCTGGTTGCGAACCCACATCGCGCGGGCCGTGGGCAAGCAAGAGCGGATCGCGGTCAAAGCGGTGCGGCAGCGGCTGCGCAGTTACCCGGTCGCGGGTGGCGCAATGCGCGGCAAATTGTGGTTCGGCATCAACCCGCTGGAAGCCAGCCGGGCAGGGCGCGCCCGTCAGACCAAGGCGGGCGTGTCGGTGGCGGGGCGGCGTTATCAGGGTGCCTTCTATAAGAAGGTGTATGGCAATCAGGCTGACGTGTGGATTCGTACCGCGAGCAAGTACTTCAACCCGGCTGATTATCCTGATAGCGAGGTCTCATCCCGTACCGGGGGTAGCTCCGGTTTCGTCGGTGAAAACAGTGACCGCTTCCCGCTGGCCAAAGCCAAAATCTCACTGGACGCCGTGCGCCCTCACTTCGATGCCTGGAGCCGCAAGGCCGACGAACGCTTGATGCACGTCCTCAAACAAGAAATGAACTTCGAACTGCAAAAATACTTGAAGGGGACGCGCCGTGCTTGAGCCGCCGTTTAGCCTCGACCAGCTGTATCAGGGCATCGAGCAACACATCGAGCAGCACTTGCCGGGCGTGCAACTCGTTAGCTTCTGGCCGGACATCCAGCAGCACATCCCGCTCCCGGCGGTGTTTCTCGATGTCGCTGAAATTGAACCCGGTACCGATATTGGCACCGGGCAAACTACGCTGACCTTCACCTTTGAAGCGCGAATGATAGTCGACGTGATCCGCGCCGATCACTACCCGCAAGCCGTGCATCTGGCCACACAACTGGCGGTGCTGTTACGCGCCCAGTCGTGGGGTTTGCCGGTTGAACCGGCCGAGTTTCAGCGGTCGAGCCAGGACTGGACCCGCCCGGAACTGGACGGTTACACCGTATGGCTGGTGGAGTGGACGCAGACCGTTTACCTCGGTGAAGAAGAATGGCCATGGCCTGATGAACCGCCGGGCACTTTGCTGATCAGCGTCAACGATGAAGACCACGTCGCCCCCGAGGATCTGCCATGAGCTACGCCGGTGCTGAACATGACCGCATGATCGCGGCCCTGTTAATCCCTTGCTACGTGGTCGCGGTGGACTTGGCCGCGTCGCCACCCGCCTGCCGAGTATCCACGGGCGACTGGACCAGCGCCTGGGTGCGCTGGCATAGCGTGGCGGCGGGCAAGGCCCGGCATTGGCGCTCACCCAGCTTGGGCGAGCAAGGCGTGCTGTTGAACCCCAGCGGACAGGCAGGCATGGGCACCTTTGTGCCGGGCTTGTATGGCGACGCCGGGCCGCCCCCGGACAACCGCGACCACGTCGAGGTGTGGCGGTTTGATGATGGCGGCTCACTGGTCTACGACTGGCAGGCCAAGCGCTACAGCATCACCTTGCCCAGCGGCACAGTGACCATCGCGGTCGGTGGCAGTTCGGCGGTGGTCACGGATAGCGCCATTACTGGCAAGGCCGAAGCGATCAACCTGACCGGGAAAATAACCCTGAACGGCGACGTGGTGATCAAAGGATCCATCTTGACCCACAACGGGCTGAATGTCGGATCGACGCACACCCATAAAGGCGTAACACCCGGTGCGGGAATAACGGGCACACCGTCTTAACTAACCTCGCTACGGCGAGGTTTTTATTACCTGGAGAACACCATGAGCAAAACACCTGACGAAAAAGTCACTGATCCCGTGGCCCCGGTCCTTTCAAAAAGCACCCCGGTAGTGGACCCCGTCCGCACTTTCCGCGACAAGGTCTATACCTCCCGCATGTTGATCCTGCCCAACGGCGCCACGCTCCCGGTCGCCAAAGGCCGCGCCACGGCAGTCGACGATCAGCAGTTTCAGTACCTCAACAGCCACCCGGATTTTGAACGCCTGACGGAGTAAACCGCGATGATCGGAATGGATCGCCACACCGGCGCGGCCCTTTCCGGCGTCGAGCATTTGCGCCAATCCATTGCCGACATCCTCACCACTCCGGTGGGCAGTCGGCGCATGCGCCCGGCGTATGGCTGCCAGTTGCGCCGGTTCGTCGACATGCCGATCAACGCGGGCTGGAAAAGCGCGGTACAGGCCGAGGTCGCCCACGCGCTGAACCTGTGGGAGCCGCGTTTCAAGTTGCAGTCGGTGCGGGTGTCGGCGGTGCTCGATGGCGTGATCACTTTTGAACTCAAGGGCCTGTACCGGGGCGAGGGCGTAGCAATGGAGGTGAGCGCATGAGTACCGTGGACCTGTCGGCATTGCCGACCCCGGAGGTGCTGGAGTCGCTGGACTTTGAAGACGCCTATCAGGAAGAACTGGCGGTGTTTCGCAGCTATATGGGCGACAACTGGAATGCGGCGTTGGAGAGCGACCCGGTGGTCAAGTTGCTGGAGCTGGGCGCCTACAGCCGGGTTCGGCACCGGGCGCGGGTTAATGACGCGTCCAAGTCACTGCTGTTGGCCTACGCTCAGCGCACCGACCTCGATCACCTTGCCGCCAATGTGCGGCTTAAACGGTTGGTGATTCAGGAAGCCGATCTGCAAAGCGTGCCGCCGGTGCCGCAGGTGATGGAACTGGACGACGCATTACGCGAGCGTATCCAGCTGGTGTACGAGGGCCTGACCACGGCCGGGCCGCGTAACAGCTACATCCTGCACGCGCGTAACGCCTCGGCGCTGGTGGCTGACGCGCAGGCCGAAAGCCCGAGCCCGGCCCACGTGGTGGTCACCGTGTTGCATCTGGAGGGCAACGGCGTGGCCGACCAGCCGTTGCTGGACAAGGTGCTGGCCCACCTCAGCGATGAAGACATACGCCCGGTCGGGGATCGGGTCACGGTGCAAAGCGCCGAGGTGCAGGAATACCGCATTGATGCGGTGCTGCACATGACCGGGGCCGGCTCGGAAAACGAAGCAATTCTGGACGAAGCCACCCGGCGCCTCGCGGCCTGGATCAACCCGCGTCGGCGCCTTGGCGTGGAAATCGCCCGCTCGGCCATTGATGCGCAACTGCACATCACCGGCGTCAGCCGTGTGGACTTGCCCGGCTGGGTCGACATCCCCCGGGCCAAGCATCAAGCCGCCTATTGCATCGGCTACAGCGTGACCCAAGGCGGTGCCGGATGAGCCTGCTGCCGCTCAACAGCACTCAGTTAGAGCGGGCCATCGAAGCGGCGATTGATCACAACCCGGCGATTCCGATTCGCACCCTGTACAACGCGAAAACCTGCCCGGCGCACTTGCTGCACCAGTTGGCGTGGGCGTGGTCGGTGGACCGCTGGGACAACCGCTGGAGCGAGCAGGTCAAGCGCGCAGCCATTGAATCAGCGTTTTTCATCCATGCCTACAAGGGCACCATCGGCTCCCTGCGTCGTGTTGTTGAGCCGCTGGGCTATTTGCTGGAAGTGATCGAGTGGTGGCAGACCTTGCCGCTCGGCGTGCCCGGGACGTTCGTACTCAAGGTCGGGGTGCTGGAAACCGGCATTACCGAGGAAATGTACCAAGAGCTGACAGCGCTGATCGACGATGCCCGGCCTGTCAGCCGACACATGAGCGGCTTGGCCATTAGCTTGGAAACCAGCGGCACGGTCTTTATCGGCGCAAGTGTGTATGAGGGCGACGAACTCAGCGTGTACCCGCCGACCCAGCGCGACATTGACGTCAGTGGTTACTTGCCGTTTGGCGGCCGCGAACACCATATCGATACGATGGACATTTATTCATGACCGACCAAAACAGCCAGTTTTTTGCCATCCTCACTGCCGTTGGCGAGGCAAAACAAGCCAATGCCGCAGCCTTGGGCGTGCCGTGGACCTTCGCCCAAATGGGTGTAGGAGATGCCAAGGGCACTGATCCGATGCCCGACAGGCTACAAACCAAGCTCATTAATGAGCGGCGCCGTGCGCCCTTGAATCAGGTCAAGGTTGATCCCAAAAATGCCAGCATCATCATTGCCGAGCAGATTATTCCGGAAAACGTAGGCGGTTGGTGGGTTCGGGAAATCGGCCTGTATGACGCAGCAGGCGACCTGGTGGCCATTGCCAACTGTGCCCCCACCTTCAAGCCGTTGCTGACTCAAGGATCGGGGCGCACGCAAATTATTCGGCTTAATTTGATCGTCAGCAGCACGTCAAACATCGAGCTGAAGATTGACCCCTCGGTGGTTCTGGCGACTCGCGAGTACGTGGACAACTGGTTCACCAACGTACTGCCCCCCACCCGTAAGGCGGGCACTTATACCAAGGTAGAGATCGACGTTCGCGGGATCGTGGTTGCAGGTAGCAATCCAACCACCTTGAAAGATTACGGTATCACCGATGCCTTGCCCCTTACGGGCGGAACACTGACGGGCGCGATCAACCTGACCGATGCCAAAAGCCTCTACATTCGCACGGTGGAGGGTGCGTCATGGGCTGCAGGTGTCATCGCCGGGCAGTTTGGGGGAGAGAAGGCCGGGGTAGGCTTTCTCGGAAGTTACGACCGTGTAACGCGGGTGTTTATGGCGTTGGGTCCAACGCCTTGGATCAATGGAAATGGTATTCGGGTTTCTGCTGATGGCGTGGAAATCGGCGGGCCGATCACAGGTGTTGGATCGGGCCTTACAGGCATCATGTATTCATCGCTGACCGGAACACCTAATTCACTGGCAGGCTATGGCGTTGCATTTGCCAGTCAAAGCGAGGCTGAAACAGGGGCTGACACCAACAAGCCGATGAGCGCGTTACGGGTCTTTCAGGCCATTGCAAAGAAGGTGGTGCAAGCCACCGAAAGTGCGCTGGGTACGGCGGGTCTGGCGACTCAGGTGCAGGTGAATGCTGGCACTGACAACACCACCATCGTCACTCCCAAAAAGCTGCGCTGGGGGTTTCAGATGGTCATTGGACGTACTGGCTACATCATCTTCCCGAGTTGGCTAAACGGCTGGATCGTCCAGTGGAGTGCGGCAGTATCGCTTACCGGCTCCACCATCAACACCACCCGTTTTCCCATCCCGTTTCCCAATGATGTAGGGGCGGTCATTGTTTGCGCTAACAACAATGCAACGACAGTCGAGTACAACGTCAGACTGAGCGATGGTCAAAATGGGGCCGCTGGCGGCGCTATAAACCAAGACGGTTTTAAAACCTATAACACAGGCGTGACAGGTGCAGCGGGCCTGTCTTATATCGCTGTCGGCAGTTGAGAAGATCCCATGAAATTCGTGACGTTTCACCCGGACGGAACCCTTCACTTGCGCCTTATCAAAGGCACGCACGTGATCCCTGAAGATGCTGTCGAGGTCGATTCGACGCTCTGGCAAAAACTGATCTGCGAAACCGATGGTGTTTGGACATTGGGCGCAGACGGGAGCATTACCAAGCAACCGCTACCTGTGATCGAGCAGACACGTGAAGACGTGGAGCGTCTGCGACTTGCGGCCTATGCCGAACCAGTAACGGGATCTGACCGTTTCTTTGCCGAATCTAACCGCATGCAGGTGATGGGAGAGCAGGGTTGGGAGGCCGTTCGAGATGCCGGTATCAAACGTTTCAACGACATTCAGGCGCTTTATCAGTGGCCTGAGTAGCCTGTTAGCTAACCCTGACTGCCAAATCACCCCATAAGCCCCGCCCTGCGGGGCTTTGTTGTTTCTGGAGAGTACCTGTATGAGCACATCCAGCCGTTTTCACGGCGTTACCGTCACGCTGGTCGACACCGGCGCGCGCACCATTGCGCTGCCGTCGACCTCGATCATCGGCCTTTGCGACACCTTCACCCCGGGTATCAAGGCGACGGCCAAACCCAATGACCTGGTACTGCTGACCAGCGCGCGCGAAGCCGTCGCCGCATTCGGTGAAGACTCGGCCATCACCCGTGCGGCCAAAGCGGTGTTCTTGAAAGCCAAGGCCGTGATCGTCGCGTGCGGCGTGGCCGAGCTTGAAGACGAAGCGCTGCAAACCTCGGCCATCATCGGCGGTGTTTTGGCCTCGGGCCAGCGTACCGGCCTGCAAGCCCTGCTTGACGGCAAAAGCCGCTTCAACGCCCAGCCGCGGCTGTTGATCGCGCCCAAGCATTCCGCCACGCAAGCGGTGGCCACGGCCATGGATGCACTGGCGGGCAAGTTGCGCGCCATCGCCATCGTCGACGGCCCGAACACCACCGACGAGGCGGTGCTGGCCTACGCGCAGGAATTCGGCAGCAAGCGCATCTACATGGTTGATCCGGGCGTGCAGCAGTGGGACACGGTCACCAGCACAACCATCGACGCCCCGGCCTCGGCGTTCACCGCTGGCCTGTTCGCCTGGACTGACACCGAGTACGGCTTCTGGGCCTCGCCGTCGAACAAGGAATTTGTCGGCATCACTGGCACCACGCGCCCGATTGAGTTCCTGGACGGCGACGAAACCTGCCGCGCCAACCTGCTCAACAACGCCAACATCACCACCATCATTCGTGACGGCGGTTATCGCCTGTGGGGCAACCGCACGCTGTCGGCCGATTCGAAATGGTCGTTTGTCACCCGCGTGCGCACCCTCGACATCGTGATGGACGCGATTCTGGCCGGGCACAAATGGGCGGTGGACCGCTCGATCACCAAGACCTACGTCAAGGATGTCACGGACGGCCTCGAAGCCTTTATGCGCGACCTGAAAAATCAGGGGGCGGTGATTAACTTTGAAGTGTTTGCAGACACCGAACTGAACACGGCCAGCCAGCTGGAGGAGGGCAAGGTGTACTGGAACATCCGTTTCACCGACGTGCCGCCTGCCGAGAACCCTATTTTCCGCGTGGAGGTCACCAACCAGTGGTTGACCGAAGTGCTGGACACCGCCGCCTAAGGAGGCCGCTCAATGATTCCGCAAATGCTCAGCAACACCAACCTGTTCGTGGACGGGGTCAGCTTCGCCGGTGACGTGCCGTCGCTGACCCTGCCCAAGCTCACGGTTAAAACCGAAGCGCATCGCGGCGGCGGGATGGCCGGTGAAATCGAGATGGACATGGGGCTGGAAAAGCTGGAAGCCAGCTGGACCAGTACCGGGGTGCGCCGCGAGATGATGAAGTACTTCGGCCTGTCGGACCAGACCGGCTGCAACGCGGTGTTTCGCGGGGCCTTCAAGGGTCTCAAGGGCCAGATCACCCCGGTGATTGCCACCCTGCGCGGCATGCTCAAGGAAGTCGACCCGGGCGACTGGAAGGCGGGCGACAAAGCTGAAATGAAATACGCCATGGCGGTCACCTACTACAAGTTGGAGATCGACGGTCGCGTGATGTACGAAATCGACATGGTCAACGCGGTGCGTGTGATTGACGGCGTCGATCAACTGGCTGCCGAACGCAGCGCCCTGGGCCTTTAAGGAATTCCCGCATGACTATCAATACTGAAAAGAAAATCCCGACCTGGCTCACCCTGACCGACGACGGCGTCACCATCACCCTGCGTTACCCGACTGAACTCAACCATGTCAAAACCGACAAGGTGGTCATGCGCGCGCCGACCGTTCGCGATGTGCGAGCAGCGGGCGCGGTCTCGGGCGGCGATGCTGAAAAGCGCGAATTGCAGCTGTTCTCCAGCCTGACCGAAATCCCGCCCGGCGATCTGGAGGGGCTTAAGGTGGTGGACTACAGCCGCGTGCAAGATGGCTATTTTCGTCTGGTCGAAGAAAGCGAACTGTAACCCCCACACCCTGAAACAACTGGCCAAGCGCTTGGCAACGGAAACGAGCTTTTCCGCCGCCGAGATCATGGCCATGCCGTTTTCGGAAATGGTCTGGTGGCTCACGGATTGAGCCGCCAGACGCGCAACCACAGGGCAGGGCGAACAGATGGCAAACAAACTCGCGCTCGGGCTGGTGATCGGCGGTGCGGTCAGTTCCTCCGTGGGCTCAGCGTTCAAGGACGTTGAGGGCCGGATCAAGAAGCTGGAAGCGACCGGGGCCAAGGCCCGGGTCATGCAACGCCAGATCGGTGACACCATCCGCCTGCGCAACGAATGGAAAAAGGCCCACGACAGCGGTGCGGCGGGTGCGTCCACGCTGCTGACCAAACTCAACTCCAACCTAGACAGCCTGCGCAAGCAGGGGATCGAGGTCGGGCGACTCGACCGGGCCTATCAAATGCTCGGCCGTACGGCGCGGCAGGCGGATCTGAAAGCCCAGGGTCATGCACAACTCAACGAAGGCCGGGCCAGTGTCAAAAGCACGGTTGGCCGGGCAGCGGTGGGGGCGGCAGCACTGGCGGTGCCGACCAAAGTCAGCGCCGATTACAACGCCATCATCCGCGACATCGCGATCAAGGCAGGCATCGCCAATGCCCCTGAAGAAAAGCAGATGTCGCGCACCATCATCGACACCTCGCGTGACACCGGCATGGCCCGTAACGAGGTGGCCACCGTAGTCAACGAGCTGGTGGGTGCCGGTATGGACCTGGCCAAGGCCATGGAATACGCGCCGGTGGCGGCCAAGTTCGTGATCGGGCAGGGCTCGGACGGCGGCGAAACCGCCAAGATGATCAACGCCCTCGGCCAGAACGCCAAGATCACCAGCGCCAAGGAAATGCAGCAGGCGCTGGAAGCCATTGCGTTTCAAGGGCAGGCGGGCAGCTTTGAGGCCAGCGACATGGCCAAGTGGTTTCCCGAACTGCTGGCCAACATGGGCAAGCTGGGCATCACCGGCATGGACGCCGTGACCCAGCTGGGGGCCATGCTGCAAGTGCAGATGAAAACGGCGGGCAGCTCCGACGAGGCAGCCAACAACCTGAAAAACTGGATGGACAAGATCAGTTCATCGCAGACCGTGGATGCCTACGGCAAGGCCGGGATCGATTACGAAGCCTCCATGCAAACCGGCATTCAACAGGGCATGTCGACGCTTGAGTCGAGCATGGCGCTGGCCAAGAAGTACATCGAGCAAACCGACCCCAAACGCGCCGCCAAGATGGCCGAAGCCACGGCGCAGATCAGCAAGGAATCGAACCCGGAAAAAGCCAAGGCCATGCTCGCGTCACTGGAGCAGGCCCTGCGCACCGGCGACATCTTTTCCGACATGCAGGTCAAGGCCGCGCTCACGGCCTACATGCAAAACAAGGAACTGTACGGCCAGCTCAAGCGCGAATCACGCGAAGCCAGCGGCATCCTCGACAAGAACCTGGCTGAGCGCCGCGAAACCTCGTCGCAGAAATGGAAGGAAATGGCGCAGTCGATGGACGACGCCATGCGCTCGGTGGGCGATGCGATCCGGCCTATCACCGACGGCGTGGCCGAAGGGCTGACCAGTGTGGCCAAGGGTATTACCTCGCTCAGCGACCGCACGCCCGGGTTGGCCATGGGGCTGACGGTGTTGGCCGGTGGCGCGTTGACCCTGCAAGGGCTGCTGGGCTCGTTCAAGATCGGCAAGGGCCTGTTCAACCTCGCCCGGGGCGCCATGGGCGGACGGGATGCCAAGGGCGTGCAAAAGGTCTTTGTCACCAACGCCGGTGATGGTGACGACAAGGACGATGGCAAAGGCTCCAAGGTGCTGGCCCTCGCGGAGATCGGCCTGAAAGCCTTTGGCGGCAAAAAGGACGATGACGGCGACAGCGAGGAAGGCGGCGAAAGCAAAGGCTTTGACCCGATTGATACGGGGCTCAAGCTGCTGGACGTGTTCCGCGAAGCGAAAAACGACGAAGACGGCGGCGAAGACTCAGGGCCGCAAAAGGTGTTTGTGGTCAACGCCGCAGCAATGGGCGGCGGTGGAGGCGGCGGTGATCGAGGTAGGCGCCGTCGCGGCGGTGGCAATCGCAACGGCCGCCGCCGTGCGGGTGGTGGTGGACCTCGTCCGCCGCGTCCGCCCGTGCCGCCTGTTCCACCACCAGCACCGCCGGGGCGTCTTGGCCGGGTCATGGGGCTGGCCGGCAAGGTGGGTAAAGTCGGCAAATTGCTCCCCGGGGCATCGTTGCTGGAAGGCGGCATGCGTGCCATCGACACCTACCAGAACGCCGAAACCCAGGACGAAAAGGCCGAAGGCTACGGCGCCGCTGCGGGCAACATGGCCGGTGCGCTGGCAGGGGCTGCGGCCGGTGCGGCCATCGGTTCCGTGGTGCCAATTTTGGGCACGGCGGTCGGTGGCTTGATCGGCGGCATCCTCGGCAGCATGGGCGGGGAATCCATCGGGGGCAGCCTCGGTAAATCATGGTTCGGGTCGGACGATGAAAAACCCGCTGAACCGCCGAAGTCCGAAGCCAAAGCGGCAGGCGAGCCACTGGCTCCAGTGGTCAAGCCGGTGTCATATGACCCGACTGATCCGGACTCGAAAGACCCGTTTCTGTTGCCGCACTTTGCCAACAAGCCGCGCTTTCCCGGTGCGGACCTGGTGCGCCCGGATTCCTTGCCGCCGCCGACAGCATCACCGGCGCCGGTGGTCAAACCGGTGTCGTATGACCCGGCTGATCCGGACTCGAAAAACCCGTTCCTGTTACCGCACTTTGCTAACAAACCGCGCTTCCCGGGCGCGGACCTGGTACGGCCCAAGTCGCTGCCGCCTGAGGGCTCACTCGGTGCCAGCGCATCACGCGAGCTGCCCGGTGCAGTAAACATGGGCGACGTGGTGCGCTCGTTCGCCGCCACGGCACCTGCCGGGCCGCTGGCCATGCCGCCCAAAGCAGAGCCGGTGCTCAAGGTCGAACCGCCGAAGATCGATCAGAAGATCGACGTCAATGCGGCGCTGTCCATCACCGTGCAAGGCGACGTGAAAGACCCGGCCGCACTGGCCCGCGAGCTACAGCCACACCTGCAACGGCAGATCGAGCAAATCAACCAGCAGATGTCGAGCCGGAATCTGTACGACCAACCGCATCTTTAAACAGAAGGGGCAAGCCATGGCCTACATGGAACAACTGCAGTCGGGGTTGAAGTACCTGACTGCAGCCGGGGAAACCGGGCGTCGTAGCCTGGACGGCATGCTTGGGCCGGTGAACGGCGCCATTGGGGAAATCAGCGGCGCCGCCTCCGAACTGAGCGACTTGCCGTTCATTGGTCATGCGGTCGGGGCCAAGGTGCAACGGCTGATGCGTGGGGTCAACGCCGCGCAGGCCAAGGTCGGCGCGGTGGTGGCCACCTACAACAAAGCCACCCGGGCGGCCTCGCAAATTGAGGAACGCCTCGGCGTACTCAAAGAGCAAGCGGGTAAGGCGGCGACCGCGATCAACAAAATCGCAGGCAAAGTCAGCCCGTCACTGGCCAACATCGTGCCGACCGGCGCGCTGGGCGCAGACACGACCCCGGCCGCCGAGGCGGTGAAGCCATTCCCGCACCTGCTGATCATGCAACCGCTAAAGCCCGGATCGACACCGTTCTACTTCAACCTGGACACCGCCGCCTTCGACGAACTCAAGCGCTCCAGCGAATACCGCTGGGCGTCGCAAGAACGGCTCAGCCGCCGACCAGCCCAACAAGCCATCGGCATGGGAGAGGAACGCATCACCCTCACAGGCGCGATTTTTGGCGGGTTCAAAGGCGGCATCAAACAACTCGACACCCTGCGCAGCATTGGCGCCCAACTTCAACCGCTGGGCCTGACCACCGGCTATGGCGACGTGCTGGGCAACTGGTGTTTGAAAAACATCGAAGAAGAACAAAGCGCCCTGCTGCAAGGCGGCATCCCGCGTAAACAGGGCTTTACCTTGGAGTTTGTGCGCTATGGCGACGACCTGCAGAACGGCTAGCGGCGACGTACTCGACACCATTTGCCAGAACTACTACGGCCACCTCAATGGCACGGTCGAGGCCGTGCTCGATGCCAACCAGGGGCTGGCCGATGAGGTGCAGCCGTTTAGGGCCGGGCTGGTGATTCACCTGCCTGATTTACCTGCGCCGAGTGATGAGGTGGTGATGTTGTGGGGTTAGCCTAAACGCACTTCATTCAGCAGCTCGGGATGGTGATCGAGCAGTTTCAGTAACTTCACCAGTGCCAGTGGTGGTTTGGTTTTGCCGTTCTCATAACGCGAAAACGCATTCACGCCACCGCCGAAAATCTCGGCCGCTTCACGCTGGTCCAGGTCCAGCTTTTTACGCACAGTAGTGATGAAGCCTGGATCAACAATCGAAGCATTCACTTGTTTGTTGAAGGCCAGCATTGCAGCACTGACGCGGGTGGATTCGCTGGCATCCAGCACGGTTTCACCACAGGCCGGGCAGAATTCGCCGGTGACCGAAGGGATCACAGTGGACTCGTTCTTGTAGGTGTAAGGCACGTCGCGGGTGTCATGCACCAGCTCTGCCGAGACGCAAGATGGACATTTCATGTTCATAGCTCCTTGAAGGACACGATGAGCACATCATCAATGACCGTGAGTTTGAGGTAGACCTCGCCAGCGTGGGTTTTACGCCGGTACACGTCCTGCCAGACCTTATGGTCTGCATGCGTGGTCATGCTCTTGTAAAAGTCAGCGGGCGCCAGTGCCATTACCACGCTAACGATGCCGTCAAAGTCGAAGCCTAAAGCCGCGCCACCGGTCAGTGCTGACAGGGTAGAGCGCACCTTGCCCGCTTCAATCAGGGCTTTAACGGTGTGTAGTTTGCAATGCGGGGTCTTTTTCTCCATGCGGCGAAAATTAACCTACTTGGTTTAATTTGGCAAGTAGGTTAATGCGCTGAGCATAGTCCTTTTTATAACCGAGTGATGTTTCTTTACTGCCTCGCCTGTGCGGGGCTTTTGACGTCTGGAGAATGTATGACACCCACCTTCCGCATCGTCGCAGACGGTGCCGACATTACCGCGCTGATCAACGACCGCCTGCTTTTACTGCGAACCACTGACAAACCCGGCATGGAGTCCGATGACTTTGAGCTGCGCATCGACGACCGCGACAACGCAGTGTCTTTACCCAGCCGAGGAGCGAGCATAGAGGTATTTCTCGGCTACAGCGGCACGGCTCTAACCCGTCTCGGACGTTACACCGTGGATGAGGTCGAACTATCCGGCCCGCCGGATACGCTGGTGATCCGGGGCAAGGCCAGCGACATGCGCGGCAGTGGGAAGACCACGCGCAGCGGCAGTTGGGAAGGGGTGAGTCTGGCCAGCATCGTCAAGGACATAGCTGCGCGTAACGGCTGGTCGCCCGTGTGCCCGGTCGACACCGTGGTGCCTCGCGCGGACCAGCTCAGCGAGTCTGACTTCAACTTCATCACCCGGCTCTCCAAGCAGTTTGACTGCACCGCCAAAGTGGCGGACGGCAAGCTGCTGGTGATGCAGCGCCAAGGTGGTCAAGGCGCGAGTGGTACAGCGCTGGGCACCATCACCCTGACACGTAGCGACGTCAGCCGGTGGCAGTTCCGGCTGGGTGATCGCAGTGCCCACAAGGCGGTCAGCACCAAGCATCAGGACAAGAAAACCGGCAAGTTGGCCATCCTCACCTTGGACAACGACGAAGCCCCTGACGGCCTACCGCCCGTTCACACAGACCGTCACATTTACCCCAACAAATCCGCCGCCGAGCAGGCCGCCAAAGCGCGGCTGGCCGCGTTCAACCGCTCGACCGCCGCAGTGCGTCTGGAAATGCCCGGTCGTACTGACCTGTTTGCCGAGCGGACCATCAATGCCCAAGGCTTCAAGGTGGGGCTTGATGGCGAGTACCTGGTGGACTCGGTGGAGCAGGTTTTCACCCAAAGCGGCTGGAGCACCACCGTCGAATGCAATGGCGGCAAGAAAGGCAAAGCCAAGGCCAAAGGCAAGAAGCCCAAGGCGCCGCTGAAAGTCGTGCAGCTACAAGCTGATTAATCCCACATTAAGCCGCCTTGTGCGGGTTTTTCATAAGGGCAAGCCTATGTCGATTACCCAGCAACAACTCCAGCAGATCCTCCCCAACGCCGGCCAAACAGCCGGCGTTTTTGTTCCTGTCCTGAACACCGCAATGGTTCGCTTCCAGATCATCGGGACAAAGCGCGTCGCCGCCTTCATCGCCCAGATCGGCCACGAGTCCGGCCAGTTTCGCTACGTGCGCGAATTGGGCAGCGATCAGTACCTGAGCAAATACGACACCGGCTCACTCGCCAAGCGCTTGGGCAATACGCCCGAGGCGGACGGCGACGGACAAAAGTATCGCGGCCGTGGGCTGATCCAGATCACCGGCCGCGCCAACTACATCACATGTGGCGAAGCGCTGGCCCTTGACCTGGTCAACCATCCCGAACTGCTGGAAAAGCCGCAGCATGCCTGTATGTCAGCAGCGTGGTTTTGGGCGAGCAGAGGGCTCAACACCTTGGCCGACGCGGGTCAGTTCGACAAGATCACGCAACGCATCAACGGTGGCCAAAACGGCGCAGCAGATCGTCAGGCGCTGTATGCCCGTGCTCTCAAGGTGTTGGCGTGAAGCTCGATGTGCTGAAGTGGGGCGGGGCATTGGTGTTGATGCTCTGCCTCATGGGTGGCAGCGCGTGGGCCGCATGGGAGTGGCAGGCAAACGCCTACGGCCAGCAGATTGCCGAGCAAAAAGCCGCCCACCAAACCGCGCTGACCGACGTGGCCAACGCCAATTCCGTGCTGATCCTTGCCGAACAGAACAAACGCCTCGCCCTGGAGCAATGGCTGGCTGCCAGTGACCAAGTCCACTACCGAGCCCTGACTGATGCCAAAACCAATCAAGACCGCTTGCGTGATCGCATTGCTACTGCTGACCTGCGGCTGTCAGTCCTACTCGACACCGCCGCCACAAATGGTGGTGACGGAATGCAAGCCTCCACCGTCCCCGGCGGCGTGGTTCATGGAACCGCGAGAGCCCAACTTGACCGAGCGCATGCTCAACGAATTATCGGAATCACAGGCGACGGCGACCAAGGACTGATCGCGTTAAAGGCCTGTCAGGCTTACGCCAAAGAAATCTCACGCACGAAATGAAAGGAGCGGCCGAAGCTGGATGCGTCAACATCCAGCCCGGCCACCAAACCCGCAGATCTGTCCTGCAAGCCCAGTCAAGGCTCCTGCTCCGTGCACAAAGCGGAGCGAGCCTAGCACCTGTCTATCCATACAGTAAAGGTCTTGCAAACAATGTCCTCACCCATCATTCCTTGGATGGGCGGCAAACGCCGTCTGGCCGACCGTCTTATCCCCCTGTTCCCACCCCACGAATGCTACGTCGAAGTCTTCGCCGGAGGCGGCGCGCTGTATTTCCTGCGCCCACAGCCTGCACCGGTCGAAGTGCTTAACGACATCAACGGTGACCTGGTGACCCTGTACCGCGTGGTGCAGAACCATCTGGAAGAATTCGTGCGTCAATTCAAGTGGGCGCTCAGCTCACGGCAGATATTCGAGTGGCAAAAAATGACCCGCCCGGAAACGCTTACGGACATCCAGCGCGCCGCCCGCTTTTTCTACCTGCAGCACCATGCCTTTGGTGGCAAGGTCTCAGGGCAGAGCTTCGGTACCGCAACGACAGCTCCAGCAATCAACCTGCTGCGCATTGAAGAAAACTTGTCTGCAGCCTGGCAGCGTCTGTCCGGCACCTACGTCGAAAACCTGCCCTGGCTAGAGTGCGCAGAGCGCTACGACCGGCCTCACACCTTCCACTACATGGACCCGCCTTACTGGCAGACTGCTGGCTACGGCGTCGACTTCCCGTTTGAAAACTACGAGCGCATGGCTGACTTTATGCGGCGCTGCAAAGGCAAGGTGATGGTCAGCATTAACGACCATCCGGACATTCGGCGGGTGTTTGAAGGGTTTCATTTTGAGACGACCGAGATCAGGTACACAACTACGAATCAGCGGCAGGGGAAGGCGGAGGTGACGGGGGATCTGATTGTGATGAATTGGGAGCCGGAGGCTTTGGGGAGCTTGTTCTAGCTGGTGCCAAGTCAAATTCTTCTTTTCGAAAGCGCGCTTGCGTAAAATTATGGTTTTACTCGTTGGGTCAGTTCATTCAAAACTGTAATTTTCCATCGAAAAAGCACAGCAGATCTTAGGTATACAAGGACTCGCCATAATGGCTATTTGATTCTATAGTGGCGTGTTTATTTAAGGTCACGAGAGCAAGGAAGACTTCATGGCATCGTTTTCTAAGTCGACAGTGTTCAAGCCAAATCACAAGAATTGTCGCTCTGCATTCCACATATTTTGTCTGATAGTCGACAATTTAGACCGATCTCCACACTACTTTAAGGAAAATGCGTAGTGGCTAACCAAGCATTCAGTATTTCAGCGCTCGCTAGATGTTTGTCGAGAGGCGATTTCTATGACGATCCACGGCTTTCTGAAGATGAATTTAGAAACAGTGTTCTAGATTATGCATTTCAACTATCGCAGTGCGATCAAGACAAAGAGGTGTCAATTAGGAAGATTAAGCTAGGTGAAAAGATAGGCTATACGGCTGCTAATATTGCGAGCAAGCTGGTTTTGCGGCGATGTAAAGTAAATCTGCAGGATGCATTTAACATAAAAACAAGTAATAGGCAGTCGATCTCACGAGAGATTCCTATATATCTTAAAGAAGGAACTTGTTATAGAGTGTATAGACTTGATATAAAGTCTTTTTTTGAGTCGGTCTCAGTTGCCTATGTTCTGCAAGTGCTTGATGCTAGTGATAAATTGTCTAGTCAAACCAAAGCTGTTGTCAGGAAGATACTTGAGGCTTTTTCCCAAAAACACGGGCCTGGAATTCCTAGAGGGTTAGAGATAAGCCCTATAATATCGGAAATAATACTTTCTGAGTACGATAATTGCCTGCGCGCCCATCAAGAAATATTTTACTTCTCTAGATTCGTTGATGATGTCCTTATTATTACGTCCGCGAATGAGGGTGAGGAAGAATTTTTTAGTTGGTTAAGCAGCAAGCTTCCTTGTCCGCTTAGTTATAATATCGAAAAGACCAAAGTGTACGCAGTTCCTCCGAGAAAGAAGGCAGGTGCAGAAAATCCAGATGGGAAGCTTGTTTTAAACTTTAACTTCCTTGGTTATAATTACTCTGTGTATGATAGCCCTCTGCCCAAAAAAGGGCCGAATGGGGGTGAGAATGAAGGTTTGGCAGGGGTTATATACAGGCGTGTCAGAGTTGATATTGATAGCAAGAAAATAATCAAAATGAAAGAGCGAGTGTGTAAGGCTCTTTACAACTTCTCTAAGACTGGTGATTTTGATTTGTTGTGTGATCGCGTTAGGTTTCTCACAAGTAATCGAGAGTTTAAAAATAAAGATGCTGATAAAAGAATTCCAACAGGAATATATTACAATTATGCATCTATCGATTTTCCCTCGATAAAACTCAAGGAGTTGGATGGTTTTTTTGAGAAGGCTCTTACTAATACTTCTGGTAGGCTCGGCAAGGCCCTCTCTGGGAAATTAAATAGGGAGCATAGAGCTAAGTTACTCAAATTGACGTTTAGTAGCGGTTTTGAGAGGCGAGCGCATAGAAAGTTTAGCCTGAACAAGTTGAAGGAAATAACAAGGGTTTGGCTATGAAGAAAACAAAAAAAAGTAAAATCGATAAGAAGGACTACTTTCGAGCTGTGTTGACTGATACTGCTCCTTCTGACGTACCTATTATTTTCTCGAATGATGGTTTGTATATCAATCATCATAAGTCTGAGGCTTTGAAGGGGAAAGATTTTAATATAATTCGTTCGATTTATATAAATATTGTAAGCCCTGTAGATGATGAGGTTGTGAGTGCGGCAGATGCATCGAAAGAGCAACTTAAACAGTCACACCCTCTAAAATACAAGATAATAAAAAATGCAAATAGCTTGCGGACTCTTTCACTAATACATCCGCGCTCTCAGAAGAACTATTGTGATTTCTATAAAGAGTATAGCGGCGCTATTGCATTCCTGTGCGCCCAAAGCCCTTACTCTATTAGGGCGCCAGCAAAAGTTGGAGGCACTTTTTATAGTGGCGATATCGACGGAGTGAATAAGTACAAAGAGATAAATATTGATACGCTCGAATCTGAACTCAAGCGAAAGCATGCGTCTTCATATTTTTCGTATAGAGGTTATAATAGACTTTACAAGTTGTATAATTCCTTGAGATATTTGCGCCTTGAGCAAAAATACTCGTCTATGTGGATGCTGGATATTGCTAATTGTTTTCAAAGTATTTATACGCATAGTATTTCTTGGGCTGTGAAAAACAAGGACTTTGTTAAAGATAATTTAAAATATACAAGCCAGTTTTGTCAAAGGTTTGACACTCTGATTCAGAGAAGTAACAATAATGAAACTAGCGGCGTCCCTGTTGGCTCGGAGCTGAGCAGGGTTTTTGCGGAGATTATTTTTCAGGATGCAGATGTTAAAGTCATGCAAGAGTTGAAGAAAGTTGGCCTTAAGTATGAGGTTGATTATGAAATTTTGCGCTATGTCGACGATTATTTGGTTTTTTCGCGTAGCGAGGATGTCTCTGAAGTTGTGTCTAATACTATTGCGGATGTTATCAGCGCCTATAATCTTAATGTTAACGAATCCAAGACTATAAAATATAATCGTCCTTTTAGCACAGATAAATCGAAGGCCATTGTTGGAGTAAAATCTGTTCTTGAGGAACTTGAGCGTACTCTGATACAGAAGAGAATTATAAATGGCCGATATTATTCATTTCCTAATAATATATATCGGCCTGATAAATTATTGCAAAGTTTTGTTAATAAGATTAAGGCGTTAATAGGGGGTAATAATAAAGGCTACTCTGAGGTCTCAGCGTATATTGTATCTGTGCTGTGCAGTAGGGTTGACGAATTTGTTACTGGCGATAAATATGATAAGCCGCATACGCCTGAAAAAAATTTAGTTTTCAGAGATGCTATTCTTATATTGTTGCGGTTGGTTTTTTTCTTTTATAGCGTTAATCCCACTGTGGTCTCTTCAAATAAAATTGCTAAGACTTTAATTGGCACGGATCAGTATATTAAAGAGAATAAGTTTCCTTTTGTAGACTTTTTCCGTACAGAAATCATGAGTCATGTAAATCTTCTTAAGTTCGAAAGGCAGAAGATCGATACGAGAAACGGGTACATCTCACTTGAGCGATTAAATATTCTCTTGGCTACTAGTGAGTTTGGTAGTAATCATTTGCTGAATCCCAGTGTTTTTGCTTACTTAGAGGAGGATGAGGTAGATGTAACTTATTTTGATATTATTTCTCTAATATATTATTTTAAAAATCATGCTGTTTACGCAAGAGCAAAAGATAGTTTGTTTAATATAGCCATTGGAAGACTGAAATTAAAACCAAACCTTCGGCAGGATTCTGAACAAGCTCATATTTTTCTTGATTTAATTTGCTGCCCTTATTTGTCAATTGAGCAGCGAAGAGATTTGCTTAGTACTTATTTGTTGACTTACGAGTCAGGGCGGGTATTTACTCCTGGCATGATAAACAATTATTTGGTCGAACTCGAGGCCAGCTTTTGGTTTGTGAAATGGAAAAATCTCAATCTCGTACGATTACTCGAGCGAAAGGAGTTGAAACCGATTTATTAGTGTGGTAAAAAGTGTTTTCCGGTTGGGGGCTAAGATTGCTGCGGTACCGAGACACAATAATTTGTGTTTTAGTGCATTTTCGCTACTACTTATTCTGCGCTCGCAAGGCGTTGTTGAGGTTGTAGTTGAGAAGTACGCTCTAAGAGCGTGTTTCACACACCTGATGCTGAGGCTCCCGATTGGAAACCCTTTAATTTCTACACTCCGTACAATGCCTTTAGTTCAGGCGTAATCTTTAAAGCGTTGCATTCTCGCGCAACGCTAAAAAATGATAAAGATTTATACCTCGACCTCGACCTCGACCTCGCGTCCTGCCTCAAACTCAAGTTGATGACGCGTCCATTGCTGCTCGATCACAGGATTTTCCTGGATCTGCTGCTCAATACGAATCGTCTCGCGATATTCGTTTGCTTCAGCTGCCATCGTCCAGAGTGTCTCAACGCCGAGACTTTCCAGTTCAGCCCGAATCTCACTGATGCCAAGACGGAAAAATTCCTTACGTGGATTCACCTTGTTCATCTGACGGCGGAGGAAGTGGCGGTGCAGGGTTTTCTCGAGGCTCGGCGCGTCATCACTGAAAATCATCGCATGCACGTCGAACTCGAATGGAACACTTGCATCCCCAAGTTCACGAATGCGGTCTTTAGGTTCCAGGCGACGAGTCATGCCAATTTTGAACACCTCCTCACCAAACGAACCAATGTTAGAAATGACGTACACATGGCCGGTTCTGGTTTGCTGCGCCATTGAAAGAGCGCGTTGGTTTTTCTCCTCGGCAGCTTGGAGCTTAAGTTCCAGCTCGCGCAGCTTGGCTTCAAATTCCACCCGTTGGGCATCATTGGCATTCGCTGCTTGCTGAAGAACCTTATCCATCGCTTTTTTGATAGTGTCCTCTTCCTTCGCCGCGTCTTTCATCGCGCGCTCAAACTCACGGCGGGCTTTTTCCTCTTCGCGTATTTGTTCGCGAAGTAGACGCTGCTCCTCGCGGGCTTGCTCTTTCAGCACGCGAGTTGTTGCGGCCCACTTCAGTTCCTCTAGGCGCGAGGCGAGGTATTCATCGCTGATGCGTGCGTTTCTGAATGCGGTGCCGTTGTGGTTAACCAAGGCAAATGCATCCCGAATTTCTTGCTCCAGCTTTCCGTGGTTATCAGCTTTGTTTCTAGAAAGGATTGAATCGACTTTACCGTTGAACGCATCGATGACAAATCGGATAGCCGTGTCACGTCGATTTGCTTCTGCGTAATCACAAGTAGCAGCCCGGCCAGCTTTGACCATCCAGCGGCTCATATCACGTGCCGCTTTGAGTTTCTGGCCCGCTTCAGTGAAGGAAAACTCTTCTGCAAGATCATCCAGCAGATTGTAGGTCGGCACTATGTAAGCATCACCGTAGCCTTCGATGATGTTCTTCATCGCTTTTGCTGTGTCAGCAAATTCCTTTGCACGGTTCATGGCGCTGTAAGCGTCACCTGCAATTTCTTCTGCGCGTTTATTGGCGGCTTCGACAATCCTGCTCGCAGTTGCGCGAGCTGAAGCCATTTCCATCTCGCTTGTAATCAGTTCTTCTTTTGCTATGCGTTTGGCTTCATGCAATTCGACTGCAGCAGCTATTTTCGAGTGGGCGAAAACACTCTCAGCTTGTGCGTTGAGTTCTTTGGCGTGCGCCTCCGCATCGATGATGGTTTGATACTTGGAAAGGGCGTCGACGCGATTCTGCAA